ATCGAGGGCCGGGCGGAATATCAAACATTACAAGCATTACAAGGCAAATAGAAAGCGAATCAGTAGTTACTTCTACGTCTGTCTTCTCTCAATAGCTCTAACGCCGCTAGAAGCGCTTGCAAACGCTGTCAGCCAATCTAACAACGGAAGTGTCACGAATATGGCAATTCAATCGCTGACGGGCAATATGACAACTAATCAATACGGCGGAAATATTGTTTGTCAGGGTGCGACCCTCACATTTTCGCCATTCATCACATTTGGCGCAAATTACAGAAAACCTTTTCGAGATTATTACACCACGCCATACTATGACCCGACAGATGCCGATGAAGACGGCGTTCCTGACAATCCGGGAAATATTTTATTTGAACAAATAAATTATTCAGGAACAAATAAAGATTCTTTTGCAGTAAATACAGGGTTTAGTCTAAATTTTACAGTTCCGCTAGATAGAAAATTTCAAAATCAATGCTCACAAGCGGCAACAACTCAAGTAAAAATACAACAGCAAGTATTAGAAAATAAAAGGCTTGACTGGGCTATCGCAAGAATAAAAGAATGTGGAAAATTGAAACAACAGGGTATTTTAATAGCAAAAAATTCAGAATTTTATAATTTATGCGCCGATATTTATATCGACAAAAAACCGAATCAAGTCATCCCACATACCCACGAATTAAGATGATTTCTTTTTTCTAGTAATTAATTTTTTAATTATCGGCTTTATAGCGTTCAAAATTATGGGCGAGGATGCGGCTACGAATCCAATCACGGCTGTTGAAATTATTGTCGATACTTCTGGGATATAAGATTCTTGAAATGGAACTGGCTCCCATATAATGTTACATTCTCCGTTTACTAATTCAAAAGCTTTTACTTTTTCTAATTTTTTAGAATTGGCATACGAGCCAATGCGCAAAGGTTGTTTTGGGTCGGGACAAGGCGGAATCGTTATAGTTTCTTTTTCTTTGTTTTTTGGAATTTCAGGCGGTTTTGTTTCAGGCGGTTTTGGTGTTTCAGCTTTTGGCTTTTCCTGTTCCTCTACAATCTGCAACTGATTAGGATTATATTGAATCGGAATATAAGAAGGCATTTTTCCATTAGGGCAACTATAAAAAGCACCATTTGGGTCGTCTTCTATTATCTGTGTATTTTTTACAGAACTATCTCGATGTGTTTTGACGCATCCAAGAATATCAATTGTTGGCGGGGCTACATTTAAAACATTTGATGGCGGTATATATGAATTAATATTTATTGTCGAAATATCTGGAATTTTTATTTGTTTTATTTCCAATTATTTCATAGGTAAAGGAATAGAACCGCCTGTTGTTTTTGGTATTTGTTTGTCAAGCATTTTTGGCATCATCTGTTGCACGTTTGCCAATACTTCATTCATCATGCGATTTTTAAATTGTGGCGAGGTAACGTATTTATAACCGAAGTAACCACCGCCCAACATTGACGCGCTGATGATAAAACTTAAAATAGATAATATCTGAGAAATTTTTGCCATGATAAAAGAAATTTTAAGAATGTTAATTATGCCTTTGACTTTGACAACCCTTCTTTTGATTCTTGGCTTGATGCCTTTGTATCTGATGGCTGGTTTGATTCGGGTTCAAGTTCAAGAATTTGCTGTTCCAACAACTTCATCGCACCATTAATTTGATGCAAAGTTATAATTAAATTTTCTCTTTCAGAGGCAAGTTGTTGTAATTTTTCTTTAAGGTTCATAATTTAAGAATAAAGTGTCTTTCCTTTAGTTATAGCAGCATCAATGGCTGTAAAATCTTCAGTTGTCCAGATTGATGCGCCATTATTGTCTTTATAAGCTTTAATAAGTTCAAGATGTTCTACGTTTCGTTTAATCATATCTTTCCAAAAAGCCTCAGTATCGCCTGACGCTGTTCTATCTATATAGGCAGAATAGTTTGCATCACGATTGATAAGCGTAACGCTATCAAGAGAAGCATTATAAATGTCTGCTATCATTTCAGTTGTAAAATTCATAATAAAAATTTAATTTAATTAAATTCTACCCTGCTTCAAGGGCTGTGACTTTTACGGATAACTCTTGTATTGCTTTTACTAACAAAGGTATTAGATTTCCTTGTAATGCTTCTAACTTATCAGGGTTGTCATCCATCACTAATCTTAAATATTTGTAGCTTGATTGTGCTGTCTGTAATTCTTGTGCAATAAATCCAGCATCAACTCTATTATCTTTAATGTTTCCTTCTCTAGTTTTCCATTTGAACTGTCTAGGTTTAAGAGTATTTAAAAAATCAAGCCCAACTGGTAAATCCACAATATCAGTTTTATCTCTTTCATCAGATAAAGAACTTATAGATGTAACATTACAACGTAAAGTGCTTTGTGATGTACCACCCAATGTAATTTGATAACTTGCAGTTGCAGTAGAAGGAGAGCCAGCAAGATTTATATTTCCATCACCTGTAGTAGTATGATAACCAGCGTTTCTTCCAATCGAAGTATTGGCATTTGCTGTAGTAAGTAGCATATTTGCATAACGACCTACAGCAGTATTACTCGCACCAGTACATGAATACAAAGCGTTAGTTCCCACAGCCACGTTGTTGTCACCTGTTTGGTTTTGGTATAAAGCAGCACCTCCAACAGAAGTATTCTGTCCTCCTGTTGTATTATTAAAAGATGCACCATTTCCTACTGCCGTTAAATCCGAACTTGTTGTTCTATTAATTCCAGCAGTATATCCAATGCAAACATTTCCATTTCCTGTAGTAATTGATTGACCAGCAGCAACACCCATTGCTACGTTGTGACTTCCTGTAGTAACAGCAGCCAATGCATTTTGACCAAACGCCTGGTTGTTTACACCTGTAGTACAAGATCTCAAAGCATCTACACCAAACGCACCACAAGCATATCCACCATTTTGTGTATCTAACGCACCATGACCTACAGCAGTATGATTATATCCTGTTGTGTTTGACTTTAATGCATCATAACCAACGGCTGTATTATTATTTGCTGTAGTGTTTGCATATAAAGCATTTCTACCAACAGCAGTATTATATGCTCCTGTAGTATTAGCATCTAACGCATAAGCACCTATACCTGTGTTGTGAAAACCAGTTGTGGTAAGTCGCAACGATTTAAAACCAACTGCTGTGTTGTGGTTTCCAGTATCACAATTTTCTAAAGCTTTTGAACCAACAGCAGTATTATAGAATCCTGTCGTATTCGCTCCTAAAGCAATATAACCAAAAGCACTATTGTCATACGCAGTTGTAGTAGCGTCTAATGCACCACTTCCTACGGCTGTGTTTCTATCTCCAGTTGTTATTGCAGTCCCAGCATCTTTACCTATTAAAGTGTTATGAACAGCATCTGTACCAGTAAAACTATCTCCAGCATTTGTTCCAGCAACAGTATTACCCTGAGAGTCGCTTGTCACACCGCCACCAACACCAGTTAAAGCAGATCCGTCACCAGCAAAAGCTGTTGCAGTACAAGTTCCTGTAATCGTAAATCCTCCCGAAACTGTTTCAGCCTTCTTTGAATTATCATGGTATAACTCGCAAGCTCCATTAGCGTTAAAATCAGCAAGTGTTTCATCATCTAATTTAGTTTTAAATTGAACATTATTTGCTAAAATTTTTAATTCACCAGTATTATTTTTTATTTTTGAGTCTGTTCCATCATGGAAGATTTCTAAATCTGCACCTGATCCAAAAGTTGCCTTTGCATTATCTAAAAACTCAAGTGCATTATCTGATCTGTCAAATTGTATATCTCTTCCAGCAGTAGCACCATCGAAACTTACATCATCAAAAAAGGTAACAGTAGAGGCAAAATTACTCGCGGCATCAACATCAACTCCACCAGACAATGTAAACAAATTTATCCAAGCATTATCAGCACTATTTCTCATCTTCAAAATATTATCAGTTGTATCCGCCCATAACATATAGGCCGCTGTCGTACTCGGCGCAGAGCTAGAACTGTTATTTGTTAATACCGCTTGTAATACATTATTTAAATCTTGCCTCACGTTTTGGCCTGAGGCATTATCTATTACATAATCATGTGTAGCCATTACTTAACTCAATTTTTTATTTAAGTATATCCTAATTCAACACTAACTACCACGCCCAAAACCCGTTGCAGTATATTTGAAATTTCTATTAACAAAACTAGAACCATT